ACGTTAGATGAGTTTATGAGGACGTATGGGTAGAGAGCAAAAGTATTACAACTGTAACTCAAGTTTATTAGATCCAGTTTGTGTGAGAGATTATGTCTCTCCTGATGGAATGTGGGCGGTGATTCCTGTTATTGGTAACAAGGAGTGGGTTATCATCCACGAGGGGAAAGTGCTGAGTGATGTATCACGCACATTCCAAAGTGCCATGAGTAAAGTAGAAAAATACAAAAAAGGGAAATCTCCCCGCAAGAAACGACCTACTACCCCCGCCGCACAGAAATCACAGAAAAAAGCGAAAACGCCTAGTAAGGCAAAGGGATCTCAGACCAAGAAACCCAGTGCCACCAAGGGAACCACGAAACCCAAGAAAAAATCTAGTGGACAGTCCAACAAAGTGGCACAGTCCACTGGGAATCCGTTGCTGGATGCATTACAATAACAAGGTAATCAAGAGAGGAACATGACCACTAAAACTAAGAAACTCTTTGTCACTCCGCTCTCCCGCAAGGCAAAGAATCGCTTTGCAAATGAGATGGATCTCTTCCATACTTGTTTTGTTGAGTGTGAGAAGATGCATGAGGGAATGAATCATGTTTTCCTCAAGTCTCTCAATGGTGGTTACTTCTTCTGGGTGCCAGAAAAAGGTAACTCTGATTGGAAAGTTGAGAAGTGAGTATTGACTTCAAGACTGTTTTACTCAAGGAGGAGACTCTTGATCTCCTCCGCACTTTGATACAGGCAGAGGTTAAACTTGCTGTCCTTCAACATACTCGAATCAAACCAGATGCCGACGCAATACAAGATCAGTTGGCAATCTGCGACGTAATTTACCACTCACTTAAGGAAACTCTCTGATGGATGAACTCGAACTGTCTCGCGCACGTTGCCTGGATGTCATCGACACGGTGATCTCCAAACGATTGAATGAACTATTGGACAATGATAAGTATGCGGATGCTAGAGCAATCGCACAAGAAATGTTCCTAATTGGTGATGATGATCTCGATGAATGTTGGGATGATGAGATCATGTTTATGGATGATATTACTGGAATGACAGACGAAGAACTCGCTGACCTCCAGTTTGATGTGACAGTTGAATAACCTGCACACATCACGCGCCATGAGGCGCCTCTACCCTGTATATTAAAAGAGTCAAAGGAATCACACCTAATGAGCACTAACGCACGAATCGGCATCAAACTTGCAGACGATTCTATTGTTTCTGTTTATCATCACTGGGATGGTTATCCTGAGTGGTTGGGTCGTATGTTGGAAAGGCATTACAATACTAAAGAGTCAGTCACCGATCTAATTGATGGTGGCGATATGTCTTCTTGTTACACTAACTCTGGGTTCAATAATGAACCTCTTGGTGGTGATCGTCCTCTTTATTATACTATGCGTGGGGATGAACTTACTCCTCCTCAAGTTGCAGAATCTCTCACAGAATACCTCGAACAGTCTACTGATTGTGGTGGAGAATACGCCTACGTTTTTGACAATGGCGAGTGGTTCTGTTACAATACCCAAACCTGGGGTGATTCTTATGGTCAAATTGTAGAAATCCCCGAACCATTTCCTACCGATCATGACTGAGATTCCGAAGGAACTTAGGTCGTTCCTGAGTACGCCACAGAAACATATTAAGTTCCTTCAGGATCTTAAAAAAGACCTCAAAAAACACCCACATAAAAGTAAGAGGAGGAAAAAGAAATGATAGAACAACTGCCATTCTTTTCCATCTCTTTCTATAAAATCTCTATCCCTAATTGGCAAGAGAGAAAGCAAAGGATTAAGGACATTGTTGGTCTTAATCCTGAAGAAAATAGGATAGATATTTGTTATTCAGATTATTTCAAGTATAATAATAGACCACCGTACTTAGTGACCTTCGTTGCTGAACTCAGGGAGGAACTATCTTATTTCCTGGACAATTCAGGAATCAAAGTAGAACCTCCCGAAGAGTGGCAAATGTGGTCACAGATGTATGTTGGTGCTGATTCTCATCCCCTACATAATCATGGGTTTGGGAATCTTTCCGCAATTCTTTATCTAGATTTTGATAAGGAACATCACCAGAGTACAAGGTTTTATTCACCACTACCTAACCCGTTCTTTGGCACCATTGAACGTTATCAACCTGAGGTGAATGAGGGGGATATTATTCTATTCCCGTCTACAATTCTCCATGAATGCCCACCATCGTACTCTGACATTCCTAGGTCCATTGTTGCATTTAACATCCCTATCGCTGACCAGAATGTATAAACTTAACTGTACTATTACCGATGAACAAAGATCTCTTCTAGCAGATGCTTTGTATTACTACAGCGAAATGTTGGGGAGTGATGCTGATGGATCCGAAAAACTTAATGCTCTAGAAGAACTCGAAGAACACCTAGATGCACATTTTACGGAGTCAAAATGAACGATCAACTAAACATTCAAGAAATTGAGTATTTGCTGCACACTCTGCACTGTTCTGATTTATTCACTCAAAACAGAGGCAAACAAGCAGGAGTTGACCACAATCGAGTAAAAGAAAAACTAGAAAATCTAAAGTATCGTATGACAATGTAATTATGGAAAGACTATCTCCAGAAGATATACAGTTGGAAAGTGTATCAAAGAACTTTGAATATGAGAAGATCTCTCGTCAAATTGATGAGTGTGACGATGTAGCAATTTTGAAACAAATGCTGCGAGTGCAGGTTAAACTGTACTACAAACTACAAGAAACAATGATCTCTACCCTGAAAATGAAATGAGTAATCTTCGACACCAAATTAAGTCCCAATGGTATTACATCTTCTGGGGAATCGCAACAGTTGCTGTTGTCTCTGGTCAAGTTTATGTTGGCATGGGTTATCGACAGATGGCACAGAGTACAACTAACCTGCAACAATTCTTTGTCCAGTTGTTAAAGGATGCTGGTGAAAACTATGAGCGATACTGAACAGATATTGCGTATTCTAACAGAACACCTAAAAGGTGAATTGAAGCATTATATTGTTAGTGATAAAAACAAATCATACAATAGGATTGTAATTGAATATGCACGTTCGAGTAAATCAGGAGATTGATGTTCCTATGAGAATTGTAGGCAGTATCGGTGTGATTATTGCCTACTTTGTTATTCTTCACTCAAATGTTTTGGTTGGTGTAACAATCAACCTGATCGCAGATCTAATTTCAGTGCCATACTTTGTTAGAACGAAGTCATGGGATGTTGTTGTTATGTTATCTTTTCTACTCTGCATTTCTGCCTCTAAACTATTCTCATGAAACGCCGTTGGGATCCACTTCAAACTGGTTTTTATTGCGTTGACTATATACTCGATGGTGAGGAAAAAACTGCTGTTTATTTTCAACTAGAGTCTGCACAACAGGCACTAATTACAATGATGAGAAAGGGCATCGAATGTAATGGAATGAGAGAATGGCAACCTAATGGGTAAGAAGAAAAAGAGTAAGACTATTTGGCGACTATGGGCAAAGGCACTAGGAGCAAAGGAAGGAAAGAATGATCGAGAGGCAGATATTATTGCTGGCATACGCACCTTTATTTTTATTTCTTACCTGGTTACAAATGTCGCTATTGTATCTAATGCGATAAGGCATTGGAACGATGGTGTAAATAATACACACACGATTGAGAAACAAAATGAATAAGTTTTACATGTTCACAAAAGACTCTTGTGGTCCTTGTGGATTGGTCAAACGATATATCAATGCCCTCAAAGATGATCGCATCAGTATCATTGAGGAGGTGTATCTTGAGGACTTTAGTGATGATCCTATCCCACAGGAAAATATTGCACTTGCAAAGAAGTATGGCGTGACTGCTACACCTGTGTTGGTCATTACTGATGAGGAAGGTAATCTCCTGGAGTCATTTACTGGTGGAATGGGCATAACTCAGAACATCAGAAAGATGTGGGATCAGTATGCTTAGTGCCTGGATTCACATTGTAGCATTCTTTCAAGTTGTGGTGTTGAGTTGTATTCAACCAGTCAACTGGAAGTATTGTTATCGAGTGGATCAATGGTTGGTGCCTGATCTAATCGAAGGGTATCAACTTTGGACAGGCGAAAAACATCCTTATCAGTTGGAAAAGGATTATCTCAATGGTCTACAGAGAACCACATCTACAGAACAAGAGTGACCACTGTGCTGCTCTGTGGCATATCTGGTATAAATTATATTTGGATAAAGATCCGTTAACACCAACAGCAAGAAAGGCATGGTGTAAGTGTGCCGATGAGTTGGGTGAGATGATACAATACGAGGTCAAGAATAATCCAAGATATAATAAAAAATTAAAAGACAAAGATTGACACCCGAAAGGGTGTTTTTTTGTGCCTAATTGCCTTTTATATAAAAGCAAACTCAAAAACACAAGTATATCAACTTTAGTCGTGTGACTATATAAAAACTGTCACAAGGGCGCTTGTGGTGTGGTTCGACGTGCTTTAATATAAAAGCATGAAAAACACCCATCTCGAGCATCCTGAGGATTCTATATTAAATGATGGCAGAAGTGGTGCTATCAACGTCCTCAAGTGGTTTGCTGATAAGAACAGCACACTAACTGTCAAGTATGACGGTGCGCCTGCTATTGTGTGGGGTGTTAATCCCGAGAATGGTAAGTTTTTTGTTGGTACTAAAAGTGTATTCAACAAGAAGAAGATCAAGATCAATTATACTCACAATGATATAGAAGTTTATCATGGCGATAAACCTCACGTCGCATCTATTCTTCATATGTGCATGGAGAATCTGCCTCGTTTGAGTGGTGTTTATCAAGGTGACTTTATTGGTTTCGGTGGTAAGGATAGTTACCGTCCCAATACTATAACCTATGAGTTTCCTGGTGTTGTCAACCAGGACATTGTGTTTGCTGCTCATACTTCATATGTTGGTGCAACAATGAAGACAATGCAGGCACAATTCGGTTTTAATGTAGAACTGCCTGAGTCCAGTAACTATAACTTTCTCGATACAACTGCTGTTCGCACACGTCAACCTAACCGTGCAAAGTTGTTGATTGCACTTGCGAAAGTGTTGGTGCGTTTCGTACAGTTTCCAGATCAAAAGGTTGGGGCATATGTTAAGACTGTCATCAATAAGTACATTCGAGAGGGTAAAGAACTCGACCCCAAGTCTCTGTCTGAGGAGACTGGATTGTCTGCAAATCTGTTTCATTTGTATAACCTTCTGATTGAAATTAAAGAACTCATCATTGATAATTGCAGGGCATTTGAGGACGTTGCCTGTTATGTCAAGGATGAAGAATGTGAACACGAGGGTTATGTTATGACAAACAAATATGGGACATATAAATTAGTCAGGAGACGTATTTTCTCCTATAATAACTTCAACGTTGCAAAGAACTGGAGTGACTGACTATGACATATGTTCCTGCTGTTAATGATTACGTCGTCTGGACAGATACACTAGGCAAAGTAATCGAAGGGTGGGTTTATTTTGTAGATTCTACTTACATTACCATAGAGATTGGCGTAAGAGATAAACCAGAGTGTCCATATGAGAATAAAGTATTGCATAAAAAGACTCACTGTTGTGTGCTCTGTTTCCATGAAGATTGGCATCAGTTAGAATACATTACCTCACGCCCCAGTAAGCATCATAATACAGACCCCTGGGGTGGACAGTTGAGCGAAGTGTCCACTAAACCCGCCGAGGTCGCCGTTTTGTGCAATACTTAAAGAGTCAAAGGAATCGGATCGAATCAAATGCAACTCACCTCCAAAGATGGCAACATGGTTGTTGACTTCTATCCCGTCAAGTTCAACGACGGAAGTGTTAGCGAGTCCCGCATGATTAAGATCGTTACTTTCATGGGTGGGACGCAATCTAAGTCTCTGATTAACAAGAAAGACTTCCAGCGTGAGGTAGATTCTCGGGTTGAAGGTTACGGTTACAATGTAACTGGTTTCAACGAGATTCCTCAGTTTCAAGGTGGTCTCGGGATGGCATGTTGATGAGTTTAATTAAACAACACTTGCACAACTTACAAGAGGATTCAATGAACATTACACTCGACAACATGCCCGCAGTTTGTGAGAAGTATGGTCTGGATCTTGACCAAGAGAAAGTTGCTTACCATACGGTGAGTCTGTGTGGCAAACTCTATGACTCCATCAAGGAGCAAACCCTTCGGTGGCATGAACAAGCAATCATGTCTAAATCTGACACCGATCATCTATATCACATCCGTAAGATTCGAGAGATCAATGAGTCTGGCGTGGACAAAGAGTTTTATATTGTCACGGGTCGCAAATATCTGAAGATTGTTTATTTTGACGGTTCGCAACGTAGTGCTCATGCATTTGTAGATAAAAAGACTGGTGATGTATATAAATCTGCCTCATGGAATGCTCCTGCAAAGGGTGTGAGATTCAATCTCCTCGATGATACCTCACGAGAGGATTGTTTCGCCCGTGCTGATTGGGCAGGAGGTTATTTGTATGCTCGATGAGATCAATTTTCCACACAATCCACCCAAAGGTTATCACTATGAGACAGTACAATTTAAGAGTAATGTTATTGCAATCTGGACTGTATATGATGGTCGGTTTAATTACAATAGTGGCGATGAATCTCGTTGTATCTGGGGATTCTACAACACAAAGACAAAGTGTTACCACTCGCCTATCAATTCCTCCAAGCAAGGTAGTGCGGTAGACCTAAAAGATACCACACCGTATAGCGCAATGCCCATCAATTTGAGCATATTAGAGAGGTGCTTCGTGTGACAGTCGCCGTGCTGTCCACCAAACCCGCCAAAGGGTCTCGATCGGTGCAATACTAACAGAGTCAAAGGAATCGCACAAAATGCACGCTCTTCAAACCATTTCATACGCTGATCGCGAAATGTTCGCTTACAACGCTGAGCGTGAAAAGAAGCAAAAGGAGATCGATCGAGTGCTCGCTCAACCCGAAACTCGTGCCCGTTATGCTCTTCAATTCTACTATGACTTCATGGATCCTGAGATGAACAAAAAGGCACTCAATCGCTTCAGCGAGTTCATGGATGTGATTGAGTACAACAGCGAACCCTACGAACTTTACTGAAATGACTACTGTTATCCTTGGTTCTTTAATCATTCTCTGGTTTTTTGCCCCCAAATGGAAATGAACAATCAACTCGAAATGCTGACTGCTCGTGAACAACTCATGGAAGACATTGATTGTATCATTGAAGCATTTTGTTGGGAAATGTGGGAGGGAAAGTATCCCGAAACCCAAGAAGATTTAACCCGACTTTTGTGTGATGCTGTCATCAAAAACTTTCCCTCAAAGTGATGATGAAAAACTACAGAGTTCAAGTTGAAACTAACGACGGATGTGTCACCGTTTGGTATGAACAATCTCGTGCAAAGACTGCTGACAAACTTATACTGAATCGGGTCTACAATCAACTCTGTGGACTAAACATTAAAGAGATTAACGTTACTCCTTCTGTCTGAATCATGCAATTCCAAATTACCTACATCGAGTTTGATTTTGAGGATGATTTGTATCCCATGACTGAACAAGAAACTGAAGACTTTTGTGATGATTATGTTGGCACATTTTGGGAGGCAGATGATGGAGATGATTTAGTCGAAGAAATCACATCTGCCGCAGGTTACTGTATCAAATCGATCGACTATCGTCACGTCCTCACTCCTATTTTTCCATGATTACTTCCAAGGCACAAATGCTCAAAGTGATTGCAACTGTTGCTCAACCGCATACACTTACCCGTGAGGAAAAGTTTCAAGTTTTCTGCAATGTGTGTGACAACATGTTAGCAGAGGGAAGGATTACATCAGCAAAGCATAAACAATGGACTAACCTATTCTGACCGTGTGACAATCGCCAAACCGCACGCCAGAGGCGCCAGAACGGTCGCCAAGGTGCAATACTATAAGGGTCGAAGGGATTTCACCACAAATGCTTAAAGCACTCCGCAAGTCCCGCCCTGCTAACTTCTACGCTAATCAAGTGAAAGTCCTGCTGCTCCTTGGTATCGGTGTTCTCCTTTGGACTAACACTGGTGCTCGTCAATTTACCTCTGACGCGCTGTACAATGCCTCCGAAGTTGTTCGCCCTCGCTGACATGATCGAAACCACTCAAGATCAGCAAATTCGTCGCACTATTCTTCAGAAGATTGAAGAAATGGACATTGAGTTGCTGAAGCGAATCGCATACGAGGTTCGCTGTGAAGAAATGGGAATCTATCCCGATCAAACTTACATCAACTGGTGAGGTGCAACGTAAAGAATCCAAGTGGAGTTACTATGCCATTGGATTGGCATTCTCACTCCTGTTAGTTGTTCATGTTGTGGAGAATAGCAGAACTGCTGAACCACAACTGCCCTCCTATTGCTCAGCAAACCCCACAAGTTCTTACTGCAACGATTAACATGCCACTGCACACTTCCTACACTGATCGCTACTCCGTTGAGGAGGCATATGATGGAGATTGGGATGACATGATGTCCCCAGATGCCTACGAAGAGTATATCGACCGCAAACGGTTTGCTAAGTCGAACGGATACGCTTATCCTGCTTATCGTACACTGCACAACTACTAATTTGCTACACTTTCGCTTTTTTTGAGATTGGGGGCGTCGGGGATGACCTGATGCCCCTTTTCAGTAGAATTGCAAGAAAAACACGTTTTTGCGTCAGTGGTGGCAAGGGTTTTCGATCCCGCTCGGGATCATACCAGCACGCCAGGGGGCAGACTCTATCAAACGATCCCGCTCGGTAACAGTGTGCCAATCGCCGTGCTGCACACTAAACCCGCCAAAGGGTCTCGATCGGTGCAATACTTAAAGAGTCAAAGGAATTGCTTCAATGAACGTCATCAATCAACCTCGAAAGATTAACAACACTGTCTACGATATGCCTACTGTTGGTGGCATGGACCGTTGTCAAATTAACAACCGTTTGCACTACATCAACGAGGCATTGCTCAAGATTAAAGCAGAACAATCAGCACTGATTGCTGCTCGTAACCAACTCGATCGCCACAACGAAATGTTGGAGATGGGTGATCTTTTCGACGAAATGTTTGGAGGTTGATTATGCCTGTTGTTCGCCGCGTTTCTTTCACTTCTTTCAAGACAATTCACCAACCTGATGATCGTAACTTTCAGAAGGTGATAGATATGAAGACCAACAAAGTTACTCTGGTTCGTATCAATCATGGAACACAATGATGTAAGCAATTCCCCACACGATTGGGACGACTTTTGGCACAATTCTGACACCGAAACTTCACCTACCTGGAAACCAATGCCTTCTG